AGAGTCGTCAGCGATCTGAGCTGTTTCCTCGCCGCCGCTTCCCGCTGCACCTGAAGCCGCCGCTGCTCGCGCCGGATCCGCGTCTCCTGCGACGCCGGGACGGCCGCCATGATCAGCAGCCCGAGGGGGCCGAGCAGCAGCCCGGCGAAGAACCCGTTCCAGGGATGCCCTTTCCAGCGGCCGAGCGGGATGCCGATGAGGGCGCAGACGGCGAGGGCAGGCAGCACAACCACGGGGGTCATGGCGTCAATGTGTCACGCCGTTACTCCGCTACGCAAGCGAGGGCATTTCGTTGATCATCAAATACGACGGCCAGGAATACCCGTTCGACCTCGACGACGCGACCGTCAAGCAGGCGCTGAAGATCGAGAAGTTCATGGGCTGCTCGTTCGCCGAATGGGGGGAGAGGCTGCAGGCAGGCGGCGACCTGCGCGCCCGGCAGGCGCTCGGCTGGCTGATCCTGCACCCGGACGGCGCCGTCCCGGTCGAGGACACCGACTTCAAGCTTGTCGCCCTCGGCAATGCGCTTGATGAAGCGTTCGCCGCGCAGGCCGCGCAGGCCGCGGAGAAGGAAGCCGCGGCCGCGCCGGTCCCTACCGCCGCCGCCTCAACCGGACAGGCTCCGGAGGCGGCGGCATCATCCCCCGCGAGCTAGCAGCCGTCCTCGGCCCCGACCTGGCGACCACCCGGGCCCGTCACCTGTTCGACCTCGCCAACCTGTGCTCGATCGCGCCGCCGCAGATCGGCGCGCTGACCGTGACGGATTTCGGCCAGCTCGTGAACGGCATCCGCGCGTACAAGGCTGCCGCCGCATCCCGGCTCGAAGCGTGAGAGGAGCACCTCATGGCCATCGCAGGGCCGGGACGGGAGCAGCTCCGCACACTGGCGCAGCGCCTGAGGGACGCGGGCACCGAAGGCCAGGGACTGCGCCGGGAACTGATGAAGCAGCTTGACGAGGCGGCTAAGCCGCTTGCCCGCGAGATAGCCAGCGTGGCGCACCTGAACCCGTACCTTCCGGACCGCTATGCGGCGGTGCTGGCCGCCGACCTGTCCGTCCGCGTGCAGAAGCTCTTCGGTGCCAGCGCGCGCATATCCGTCGTCGCGAAGGCGCGCGCGCACCGGCGCAAGCTCGCGATCCTGGAGGACGGCCGGATCAATCACCCGGTGTTCGCGGAGGGGCCGCGGCGCGGCTGGGAGTGGGTGAACGGGCAGACGGCCGGCATGAGGCCGCGGTTCTTCGCCGATCCGTGCGAGCGGGCGGTGCCGGATATCCGCGACCACATGGCGGAGGCGATGGCGGAGACGGCGCGGAGGATCACGTCCTGATGGCCGCCTCCGAGTCCCTGCGCTTCGACGTCACCCTTAACGACCGGGAGGCGTCCGACGGGTTCTCCCGCATCGGCCGGTCTGTCATCGACATGAGCGGCAAGATGGACACCGCCGCGGTTAAGTCCGCGTTCCTCGACGAGGCGCTGAAACGGCAACGCGAGACCACCCGCCGCACTGCTGACGCCACGCTGTCGCTGGCGAAGTCGGACGAGGTGCTCGCCGAGGTTGAGAAGCGCCTGGCCGAGGGCGCGCTCGAAGCCGAGTTCGCGCTCAAGCGCGAGGCCGAGGCGAAGAAGGCCGACGCCGAGGCCTCGCGGAAGGCCGCCGCGGAGAACACGGGCTTCGCGGCGTCGCTGAACAAGATCGCCGACAGCATGAAGAAGGGCGGCGGCCCGGCGTGGCTCGGCCCGGCGCTGCTGGGCCTGGCTCCGCTGACCAGCATCGCCGGGGTGGCCGCGGGCGCGACGATCGGGATCGCCGGGGCGGCGGTCGCCGGGGCGGCGGCGCTGGCCGCGTTCGGCGCGGTCGCCAAGCCGGTCCTGTCCGCGGCGCTGACCGCCGAGCAGGCCGTCCAGACGGCGCAGGACGCCTACACCCTGTCAGTCCAGAAGACGACGGCGCAGTACCAGATCGCGATGGGGTTCGCGAAGACGAATGCGCAGAGAAGTGCCGCGTACGCAGCCGAGCAGAAGGGGTTTGCCGCTGACCGGCTGGCCGAGGCGCAGGCCATCAGCAAGGCGTACATCGAGATGTCCCCGCAGCAGATCGCCCTGTCGAAGCAGCTCGGGGACATGGCGAACGCGTGGCAGAACCTCAAGGCCGCGCAGACGCCCGTCGTCGCCGGGGCGCTCCAGCCGTGGCTGAAGTCCGTCACCGACCTGACCGGGAAGCTGGCCCCCGTCATCCATGAGGTCTCCGCGGTGATCGGGGACCTCGGGACGCAGTTCGACGCCCTGGTCAACTCCCGCGCGTTCGCCGGCTTCCGCGATTTCGTCACCTTCACCGGCTCCGGGGTGGTCAGCGCCGTCGGCGGGACGCTGATCGACTGGGCGAAGGCGTTCCTGATCCTGCTGCCGAAGTTCAACCCGCTGATCCTGCAGATGAGCCGGGGGATCAGCGACATGGGCACCTCCGTGCTGAAGTGGGCGTCCTCGAAGAAGGCCAGCGAGGACATCACGAAGTTCATGGACTGGTTCAGGACCAGCGGGCCCGCTGTCGGCGCGCTGCTGAAGAACATCGGCGGCGCGCTGAAGGCCCTCGCGCCCGGTCTCGGCCCGGCCACCACGACGGAGCTGAACATCATCTCCGGCTTCTTCGCGACGATCGCGAAGCTGCCCCCGGCGGTGGCAAAGCCGCTGCTGGAGGTGGCCGGGGCGCTGCTGACGCTGAACAAGCTCGGCGTGGTCGGCGTCGGGATAAAGCTGCTCGGCCTGGGCGGCGGCGCGGCCGCGGGCGAAGCCGCCGCGGGCGGCGCCGCGGCGGGGCTGTGGTCGAAGCTGCTGCCCGGCGTCCGGCTCGCCGGGGGCGCGCTGGCCGCCGTCGTCGTCGTCGACATGGTGCTGAAGAACATCAGCTCCGGGGCAGGCGGCAAGAACTGGTGGGACAACCCGTTCGGCCTGGGGACCGCGAAGGACCCGAAGACCGGGAAGACGTCCGGCACGCCGTCGGGGCTGACGTCCTGGACGCAGCTCGGCAAGGACATCACCAACTGGTGGAATATCACCTGGAACAACACGATCACGCGCACGGCCAAGGGCTTCCACGATCTCGCCGGGTGGTTCGACAAGGGCCGCCATGACGTCTCGGCGTCGTGGAACGCGACCGGCGCCGGGTTCGTGAGCATATGGAACACCGCGTGGAACAACACGGTGGCGCGGACCGCCCGCGGCTTCCGCGACGTCTCCGGCTGGCTCGGCCAGATGCGCCACGACACGGCCGGCCAGTTCGACGGGATCCGGCACGACGCCGCCGCGGCGTGGGACACGGCGTGGACGAACGTGGTGGCCCGGACGGTCCGCGGCGTCAGCGACACGCTGCACTGGATCAGCACGATCCCCGGCAAGATCACCGGCCTGTTCGCTGACGCCGGGTCGTGGCTGTACGGCGCCGGGCAGGCCATCGTCTCCGGGATCGTCTCCGGCATCCAGTCGGTCGGCGGCGAGATAGCCTCCGCCATCGAGTCCCTGATCCCGTCCGGGCTCCGCAACGTCATCAGCAGCCTCTGGCACGGCCTGGGCTTCGCGTCCGGGACGTCGTTCGCGCCCGCGGGGTGGGCGTGGGTCGGCGAGCAGGGGCCGGAGCTGATGCGCTTCCGCGGCGGCGAGCAGGTCATGTCCGCGCCCGCGTCGGCCGCGTACGCGGGCGGCCGGGGCACGGTGGTGAACAACTACGTCACCGTGCACGCCCCGGTCGGGTCGCACCCGGCCGACATCGGCCGCGAGCTCGCCGGTTACCTCGCGCAGTTCAAGAAGTCCGGCGGCTGGGTGTACAAGCCGGGAGGGTTCTGACGGACATGCCGCTGCCCGTCCTGCCGCAGATCATCGTCGAGGCGGGACTGCTGCCGGATGCGCCGGTCCAGGCGAGCACGTTCCTGCGGCTGGACGACCCCTCGTTCGGGCTGCTCGACACCGCGACACTGGGAACCGCCATCGGCTGGACGGACATCTCCCAGTGGGTGGCGGCCTTCACTATCACGCGGCCGTCGACACGGCTGCAGGGGCCGCTGTGGAACTACCAGGCGTCAACCGCCTCGGTCCTGCTTGACAACTCCGACGGCCGCTTCGACCCTGACAACCTGGCCGGCCCGTACATCGTGGGAGGCTCATCACAGCTGATAGCGATGGTGCCCGTCCGGGTCCGGGCGGTCTTCGCGGGAGTCACCTACGCCCTGTACTCCGGGTTCGCGGACGGCTGGACACCGGTCCAGGTGACATATGAGGGCGGCTACGCGGAACTGGCACTGTCCGCGACGGACGCGTTCAAGCCGCTGGCCGGGATCACGCTGGCACCCGTGGCGACCGAGGGCACCGGCGCCGCCACGGGCGCGCGGATCACCGACATCCTCACCCGCGCGGGCTGGTACGCCAGCGGCGATCGCCGGCTCATCAGTACCGGTAACTCGGCGCTTCAGGGCACGGCGCTCGGTGACACGGCGCTGAACCTGATGCAGATCGCCGCGGACTCCGAGATCGGCCAGCTGTACGTTAACGGGTCCGGGGCGGTGGTGTTCCGCGCCCGGCGCGACCTGCTGACCGATGCGCGGTCGAACACGGCGCAGGCGGTGTTCGGGGACCTGGCGCCCGCGCAGTCCTCCGGCTTCGAGGTCTCGCTCGGCAACTGGGCCGGGGGCGCAAACTGCTCTGTCGCGCTGTCGTCGTCAGCCGCCCGTTCCGGTTCCCAGTCGATGGCGATGACGTCGGCGGCGGCGGGGACGATGACCGCGGTGTCATGCCTGGCAGGGAGCATCCCCTCCCAGGGGCTGCCGTGCTCCCCCGGCGACATGGTGAACGGCTCGGCGTGGTTCCAGGCGGCGACCGCCGGGCGTTCGTGCCTGGTGCAGGCCGCGTTCTACACCTCCGGCGGGACGCTGATCTCCACCGCGTCAGGGACAGTCGTGACCGATGTCACGACGGCGTTCACTCAGGCTGTCATCTCCGCCGCGGCACCGGCGACGGCGGCGTTCGCCCGGCTGATCACATCCGTGCAGGGCACCGGCGCGGGGGCTGAGGTGCACTACGCCGACGACGTTTCCATCGCGGTGGGCGAACTCGCCTATGCGGCGGTCACCCGGGCCAGTGACGACACGACGATCGCCAACGACATCCAGGCCACCCGGCTCGGCGGCACCCTGCAGGAGGTGCAGGACGCCGCGTCGGTCGCGAAGTACCTGTTCCCGCGCACCTACGCGCGCAGCGACCTGATCCTGCAGACCGACGCGGACGCGCTGAACTGGGCGCAGTGGATGCTGTACATCTCCAAGGGGGGCGAGGACCGGTTCGAGTCGCTGCAGGTGGACCCGCAGGCCGACCCTGTGAACCTGTGGCCGCAGGTCCTCGGCCGGGAGACCGGCGACCGGATCACGATCTGGCAGCGTCCCGCCGGGCTCGCCTCGCCGGTCACCAAGGACTGCTTCATCGCCGGGATCACCCACGCGTGGGACTCGGCCGCCTCGTCGTGGCTGACGACGTGGACGCTGCAGGACGCGACCAAGTACGGCAGCTTCATGACGCTCGACAACCCGGTGCTCGGCCAGCTCGACGCCAACGCACTCGTATTCTGACAGGAGACCTGAATGCCGGTACCGACCTGGACCGTCGGGGAGGTTCTCGCCGCCGCCGACGTGAACACGTGGTTCGTGCTGCTGTCCGCCGTCGCGACTTCGGACCAGTCGATCACGAACAACACCGCCGGGGTCAATGACAACGCCCTGGCGCTCGCGGTCGCCGCCAGCTCCACTTACCAGGTCGACCTGTACATCAGGTGCAACGGGCCGTCATCCAACAGCTTCGCCTGCGAGTTCACCGCCCCGGCCGGGTCGGCTCTTTCCGCCAGCACGGCCGCGGCGGGCACCCAGGACATCCCCCTGTCAGTGGCGTTCGTCGGCGTGGCCACCTCCGGCACCGGGACCGACGTGTCGTTCCCCCTGACCGGCACGCTCGTCACCGGCGGCAGCAGCGGCACCCTCCAGTTCATATGGGCGCAGCTCGGCAGCTCCGGGACCGCGACCACGCGCCGGGCCAGGTCCCGCCTCACGCTGCGGCGCATCTCGTGACCGCCCTGGCTGATCTCAAGCCGGGCCAGGCGTTCATGTTCGTCGCGCAGGTCACCGCGATCGACGGCGCCGGGACGCACCTGTCACTGTTCGGTCCCGCGTCGGCGGCCGGGGGCACCGCGCTGATGGACGGCAACGGCGTGCTCACCGGGCAGCTGACATCACCGGCAGCGCAGATCCCGGTGACGGTGGTCACCCAGTTCGCTACCGTCACCGCGGGCGACGTCCTGTCCAATGACGCCAGCGGCGAGACGATGGTCGCCCGCGCGGTCACCGTACAACCCGACGGTTCCTGCCTGTGGTCGCCCGCACCGTCAGGCGGGGTGGTCTACAAGACGGACGGGTGGACGATCATCGGGCACGTCAGCCTGAGCTGACCCCCGCTTTCCTGAAGGCGAGAGAGAGGCGTGGTGAAGTGGCTGCTGAAGGCATCTCCGGTGCTGCGGGATATCGGGATCACCGGCACGGGCCTGGCGATCGTGTGGTCTCAGCTGCTGGCGTGGGCGCTGGCGCAGCGCACCCCGTCGGACGTCCTCCTGGCGGTCGGGCTGGGACTGCTCACCCCGTCAGCCACGGTCGCGGTCCGCACGGTGCTCGGCGCGGGCACGGGCGGAGCTGGCTCATCCTCGCCGTCATCATCGTCACCGCCGTCACCGCCGTCACCGCCGTCATCGCTACCGGAGGGGGCGGCTGGTGAGTGAGGTGCAGCACATGACGCAGGGCGCCCGGCGCGCGTTCGCGACGTGCGTGGTCCTGGTGCTCATGGTCGGCGCCGCGTGCATCTTCTTCACCTCCGCCCAGACGAGCCAGCTCCGCGACGTCGTCGGGACGCTTCAGGCCGCCGTCCTGGCATCGTGCGGGTTCGCCGCCGACGTCGGCTCCGTCCCCCTTCCGCCGTCGCCGCGCCCGTCGAAACTGGGCGTCTCGCTGGTCGCCGACTCACGGCAGCAGTGGCGCAAGCTGAACTGCCCCGGCACGCTCCCCATGCCGCCGGGATTCGCGCACTGGGCGGCCGTCTACCATCTCCCGGCCTCATAGGAGGCACCCTTGGCAACCCCCGCTGCACCGCTGCCCGGCGATTACGGCGTCTCGCACGGCTCCGGCATCGCCGGAGAGCTGATCCGGCACGCGACCGAGTCGTGGGCCGGCCACGCGTTCATCTATACCGGCGCGGGCATGATCGTCGAGGGCGCGCCTCCCGTGACCCGGATAGCTCACGCCGCGTCCCACCCCGACGCCGTGTGGAACACCGGCGACGTGCTTACCGGTGAGCAGCGCACCGCGATCGTGCAGCGGGCCGACGCCCTCGTCGGCACCCCCTACGACTACGGCGCCTACATCGGGTTCGCGCTGGAGGTCCTCGGCATCAAGTCGGGCAAGCAGCTCGAGGCGGTATTCAGGCGGGACACCTGGCGCGTCTGCTCCGCCGACGTCGCCGACGCGTACGCCTTCGCGGGCATCGACCTCACAGCCGGGCTGAAGTACCCGAACCTGGTCAGCCCCGCTGACCTGTACAACCGCATCGCCCGGGAGGGACAGGCATGACCCTTTCCATGGCCGACAGCATCACCCCGGCGCGGCTGCCGGATGGCTATGACGCCTACCTCGGCTACGCCGACGGCACGTGGCCGACGGCGGACGAGGTGCGCAGGGACCATCCCGGCAAGCCCGTCGTCGTCCTGACCGTGACCGGTGACACGCTGGGCTGCGATGGCATCGACTGCGAGCCCGGCAACCCCGGCGCGGCGGCGTCGGCTGACTGGGTGCGCCGCAAGCTGGCCGCGCACGTCCTGGCCGCGCCCGTGATCTACGCCAGCGTCGCAGGCGCCCCCGGCTACGGGATGCCGGACGTGCTTCGCGAGCTCGCCGCCCGGGGCATCGCCCGTGACCGGGTGCGGCTGCTGTCGGCCCATTACACGATGACGCCGCACATCTGCGGCCCGGCGCCGTCCTGCGGCGCGATCGGGACCGTGATGGACGGCACCCAGTGGACGGATGCCTATGAGGGCATGGGCGGCGTGATCGACGTGTCGTCGCTGCGGAACGACTTCTTCGGGGCACCATCCGTACCGGCGTGGCAGGAGGACATGATGCAGGCACTGGCCGAGGTAAGGCAGGGCGCGACGGGTCCGCAGGTGCGCACCGTGCAGGGGCTGTGCGGGGCGCGCGGGCGGCCGGTCGCGGTCGACGGCGTGTTCGGGGATAAGACCCTGGCGGCCGTGCGCGGCGTGCAGGAGCAGGCGAAGATCGCCGTGGACGGGATCGTGGGGCCGCAGACGTGGGTGGCTTTGATGGGGATCTAGCCTCCGCGAGGCGCGAAGAGGGGCCGCATCCGGTTCGCCGGGCGCGGCCCCTCTTCTTCGCATGCTAGGGCTTCCACTCCTGCCGGTAGTCCGGGTGGCCGCTCCAGACGGCGGCGAGGTCTCTTAGGTTCTGCCGGGCCAGCACTGCACGCGGGGACACGAGGCCGTTCGGGTGCTGGTCCGGCTCATTTACCCACACTGCGCAGCGCCGCACGATCTCCCGCTTGGCCTCGACCTCGCGGAGCACGCGGGCCGGGTCGTGGCGGACAATGTGCACCCTGTACGCCTCTTCAATGGCGCCGAGCATGCCGGTAGCCACGTATTCCGCATCGGCGCGCACGTTGCCTTCTTCGTCGCAATACCACGAGCAGGGTTCTGCGGCCCGCGCGTACCGCTCGTCCTCGTCCAGCCGCGCCCGCACGAACGCGGCCAGGTCATCCGTCACGGCCGCTCCTCCGTTCGGGTGACACCCAGCCGATGATGCGCGGTGCGCCGGTCCGGTTCTCCAGCCAGAGCCCCATGGCGGCACGCCAGCCGAGTTCGGCCTGATCGCGATCGAACTGGCCGGGCTGCACGTCACTCATGCCCGTTCCTCCGTCCTGCTGGCGGGATGCCAGCCTACGACTGCTCGCGCTTCGCCTGCTGCTCGTTACTGGCCAGCCGCCGCTCCACGTTGCGCCTGCTGAACATCGACTCCGTATCGGCGCTGCGGGCGCGGCGCTGAAGCTCTGCCCAGTCCTTGTCGCTGATCGTGCTCTCAGCCTTCGGTTCCCTGCTGAACAGTCCCATGATCTTTTCCTCTCGGGTTAGGTTCCGGGCGGCGAGTTAGGTTTCTCATCCGCCCCTGATTACCGCTCACTCGCGGCCTGACCTGCGGAAAGTTAGCCGTGTTAGGCCGCTGGAGAGGGTGAGGCCGCCATCCGCCCGGGTGCCCGGGGAGACATCCGCCGCAGATGGCGGCCAGCTCACTCACCCCGCTCCGCCAGCACCCGGCGCAGGTCCGCCGGGTCAAGCCGGGGCACGTTCCCCGTGTTCGTCGTCCGCACGCCCTCGGCCTCGAGCAGCGCGCGGAGCTGCGTGCCCGTCAGCGCCCGGTAGTCGCCCCACGCCGGGGCGAGCTTGCGCAGCCGCGGCGGCAGGTCCGCCAGCCGGACAGCGTCGACGTCGTCCCGGAGCACCTCGGCGAGATCGGTCAGGAGGTCCCGCTGCGTTATCGCCAGCATCCGCCCCGTCCCCGGAACCTGCCTCCCCGTCCGCGCCATCTCCGCCAGGGAACGCTGCACGATCGGCGTCACCTGGTCGTTGTCGCGCTTGGCGTCCACGCGGTGCACCTGCACCACCTCCGACCGCTCGCCGTTGAATCCCCGGCACAGCGCGGTACCCCGGTCGGCGTCCGGGATCAGCTCCGTCGCCCGGTGCCCGGCCGCGTACGCCCCCGCGCCGAGCAGCGCGTCATTGGCGTAGTTGTCACCGACCGCGAACGCGATGCCGTTCGCGCAGTTGCGGGTCACGTCCGGCGGCATCGACCCGCGTATCGGCGCCTGCGTGCTGACGAAGATGTGCACGCCCCGCTTGCGGTCAAGCTTGACATTGTCGCCCAGCAGCCGGGAGAAGTCCTTGCCGTGCTTCTCGTGCTGGATCGCCACGTGCGCCTCTTCGAGCAGGATGAGCACCGGGTGCAGCCCGACGCCCGCGTGCGCGATCTCCCGCGTGACCTCCTGCACCTCATAGTCGACCAGGAGCTGCCCGCGCCGCTGGAGTTCCTCCTTCAGCAGCTCCTGGTCCTCGAGCATCTGCGCGATGATCTCGTCCTCGGCGCCCATCAGGTACCGGCTGCACCGCGGCCTGAAGTGCTCGAAGTCGAAGTTGGTGTCGGGCACGTAGATCCGCAGCTCGGTGATGATGTCCAGCGTGTAGCCGCAGGCCACGACCCGCGCCCCGTTGGACTTGCCCTGCTCGGGCATCCCGCCGCAGGCGGTGTTCCGGCCGATCACGGGGATGCGGGCCGGGTCGCCGCGCAGCGTCCGGCCGAACGGCAGCCCCTTGAAGACGTCGGCGAAGCCCTCCGCGGCCAGCGGGTACGGCCCGGCGCCCTCGGCCAGCGCGCCCTTGTCGGCGATCCACAGCTTCAGGTGGGACGCGTCGCCGCCCATCGACGGCCACACCTCGGTCGGCAGCCGGTACAGGCCGGAGGCGAGCCTGGCGCGGCGCCTGGCGATCTCGTCGGCCGTTACGCCCATCGGCAGCCGCACCTCCGCGTAGGTGCCGCGGCCCTCCAGCCGGCACGGGACGATGAACTGCAGCGGCAGGCCGTCCTTCAGGTAGGCGGTGATCTGCGCCAGCCGCAGCGCGCCGAGCGCGAGCGTGACCGCCCGCTCGTCGATGCTCACGTCGGCATCGGCGTCCGCCGACGTCGCCAGCCACGCGGGCGCGAAGCTGCCGCCCGTGCGGCCCGCGCAGTACAGCACGGCGACCAGGACCACGGGCACCAGGATCAGCGCGGCGAGCGCCGCCGCGGCGGCGACCTCCGCGCCGAGGTTCACCGCGTGCGCCATCGCCAGCCACGGCCACCAGATGTCGCGCCAGTTGCGCCGGGCGATGGCGAGGAACATGCCGAGCAGGCCCATCGCGATCAGCCACCCGGCGAGCAGGAACGGGGACACCTTCGCCAGCGAGACGAGCGCCTCGATCTTCCCGGCGAAATGCTCGTGCCGCTGGTGCTTCACGAGGGCATGGTGCTGCGCCCACTTCAGCGCCGCCTCGTGGTCCCCGGCGCGCTCGGCGGCGTCCATCCACCGGTGATGGCGGGTGCGCCGGTGGTGCCAGCGCCGCGCGACGACGATGACGCCCGCCGGGATGTACGCGCCGTGCCGCAGCACCGTCCGGGCGCCAGGATGCAGGACGACGCTGCCGCCGTGACGGTTAATATCTGCCTTTCCCTCACCGGCGATCTCGCCGTCGAAGACCATGCCCTCGATCGCGGTTTCGCCCGGCACGGCGGGAAGGTTGCCGGGGGTGTCAGGCACCGGCCGGTGCCCCGTCCGGCGACGGCTCCGCGCTGCCGTTCAGCGCCGCCTTGACCACCTGGCCAACGGTGTCGTGATGCATCCCGAACGCCTGCCCCAGGCCCCGGTACGAGGGGGTGGCGCCCAGGCAGTCACGCAGGTGCAGGTAGGCATCGGTCACCCGTTCCTCGGTGCTTTCCGCCACCCCGTGACCGCACCCGCCAGCGGCCGTGGAGACGGCCGGGGCGGCGGGGCTCACCGCACCGCCCCGGCCGCGCCTTACGAGCCCCGCCAGGGACTCAAGCGCCAGGGTGAACGCCGCCGCTGGCCACCCGGCGACCAGGCGCCCCCCGATCCCGTGGTGCGATCCGGCGGCCACGTTCATCGCGAGGGTGACCACGATGCCGACACCCAGCGACACCATCGTCAGCCGGGGCCGTTCCTGCCCGGCGCGGGAAGCGGCGATCAGGTCGGCCGACGCGCCCAGGATGACAAGATCCGCCAGCGCGGGGACAAGGTACGACACGGGGGGCACGGCGCCCGCGGCCTGGACGACCGACAGGGCGTGAAAATAGCTCGCGATCCCGGCGATGAGGGACACGCCCGCCAGCGCCAGCCAGCCGGTGACATGCGGCGCGCGAGAGGGGCTAGCGGGGCGGGAGGGGTTATCTGTACTTTGCATGTACGGCCTCATCTGGTTGTGTCAGATCGGGTCCAGGGGCGTCGTCCGGCTTTCACCCGGGCGGCGCCCCGCTTTTCAGTTAGCGGCCTCGCCGCACTTGTCGCCGCGGTCGAACCGCGCTTCGAGGTAGTCCAGCAGCCCGGCGCACGTGTCGTGGCCGGCGTGCTCGTCGTCGCCGCGGCCGGGCCAGTCGGCCACCCACAGTCCGTCCGGGTTCTGCCCGGACGGGATGATTTTCACCTGCGGGTGCCGTGCCTCGAAGTCGCGCCGCCGGGCGAGCGTGGTCTTGGCGGGTGCGTCGCGGACGGCCTTGGCGGCCATCGTGTCGGCGACGGACGGCCGCGGGTCGTCGGGACGCCCCGCGGGCAAAAGCGTGATCGGGTCGTGTGGTCCCATCCCGCTAGCGTACGACGCCACGCGAAGCTATGGAAGGCACCGCGAGGAATCGCGAGTGTTTCCGCAGGTAGGCTGTGCTTTATGGTCCTGCTCATGGCTCTCAATCGCCCCGCGCTCAACGCCAGCTCGGCGACTCCCCTGTATGAGCAGGTAGCCAGCCACATCGCGACTGCGATAGGCGAGGGCGTTCTGCTGCCCGGCGACAGGCTGCCAGCCGAGCGCGACCTCGCCGACGACTGGGAGATCGGCTACCAGACCGTGCGGCACGCGATGGCCGTGCTGCGCGAGCGGGGGCTCATCGTGTCCAGGATCGGCAAGGGCACCTTCGTGAGCGAGGGCCCTTTTCCGGGGTCCTGACGCACGTGTGACGCACGGCAGCGCAAAGGCCCTTCCCCTGGAGCGGGGAAAGGGCCGCTGAGCTGGGTCGGGGTGGCCGGATCTGAACCGGCGGCCTCTTCGCGCCGGTCGAAGACGGAACCGCAGGCAGCGGGCCCGAGCCGCTCCGTGACCTCCCGGAACACGTCTCAGCGTGTCGCAGGATGTCTCAGGATGAAGCCGGTTACTGACGCACGGCTGACGCACGCCGCGCCCAGGACTCCGTCACCTTGCCGTGCGCGTCGGGCGCGAGGTGCGCGTAGCGCATCGTCGTCGCGTAGTCCTCGTGGCCCAGCAGCGCCTGCACGTCGTACAGCGGCACGCCGTCCTGGACGAGCCAGCTCGCGGCGGTGTGCCGCATGATCCGCGGCGGGAACCGGCGCACGCCCGCTCCCGCCACCGCCGGGCACCACACCCGCTCCCGGAAATGCCCGTCGGTCACCGGGCCGCCCCCCGGCGCGGTGAACACCAGCGCCTCGCGCGGCCGCCCGGCCATCAGCGCGGCCATGCCCTCCAGCGTCCCCGCGGGCACCGGCACCGTCCGGTGCGACTTCTTCGATTTCGGGTGCTGGCGCAGCCCCTGGCGGGTCATCACGTCCACGACCGTCAGCTGCCCGCGCAGCCAGTCGACGCGGTGGCCGTGCAGCCCGTACAGCTCACCCGGCCGCAGGCCGACGTCCATGCCGAGCTCGACCAGCGTCCGCCATTTCCCCGCGGCCTCGTACAGCGCCGCGGCCTCGGCGCGCTCGTAGAACTGGACGGGCCGCGGCCCGATCTCCGGCAGCTCGAGGTCCGCGAACGGGTTGACGACGACGAGCGGCGGGTGCTCGCGCATCGCCAGCCGGTACAGCGACGACATGATGTGCACGACGTCGGCGATCGTCGCCGCGCTCAGCAGCGGCACGTCCTGGCCGGCCCCGGTCACGGCGCTGCCCTGATGCCGGGCCCGGCGCGTCAGCGCGAGGCGGCCCACCCACTCCTGCGCTTCCAGGCGGGTGACGGCGGCCATCGGCCACTTCGCCCACTCGGGCTCGCAGTGCGTGCGCCACAGGGACGCGTTCTTGACCTTGGTGACCGCCTCGATGCCGCGCGCCCTCGCGACCCGCTCGTGCCAGTCGCCGGCGCGGATCTCGCCGAGGCGCGGATCGCGGAACGCGCCGCGCGCCAGGGCCGCCTCCTGCTCGGCGGCCCACTTCCTGACCGCGGATTTCAGCGGGTCGGTGACGGTGTGGCGGGTGCCGTCCGGGCCGCGGACAGTCGCCTGCCACTTCCCGCTCGGCAGCCTCCGGTAGTAGGCCATCTAGCCCCTCCTGCTGGCCAGCCTGTAGATGAGGTACGTGACGCCGAGCAGGAAGTCCACGACGCACCAGAAGACGACGATCAGCGCCACCCCGATGCCCTTGCCCGCGTTCGTGGCGTCGTTCAGCGCGACGGCGTAGTGCTGCCGGCAGTCGGCCTGGGAGGTGAACAGCCCCTGCCAGCCGCCGTTCGCGCACTGCGCGGCAGCCTGGGACGCGGTCGACGGCCCCGGCGTCTTCGACGCGACCCCGGCGATTATCCAGATGATGAACAGCACCTGGATGGCCAGGAAGACCCAGAGGAAGACGCGGCGCTTCTTGCGGCGCGGCGCGGCGGGAGGCGGCTGCCCGTAGCCCTGCTGCGGCGGGTAGCCGTAGGGCGGCTGCTGCGGCGGGTACTGCTGCGGCGGCGGTGCGCCGATGCGCTGCTGATGCTGGCGCGGGTCGTACTGCTCTGGCTGCCATCCGGACATTGCGCCCTCCTCGGGTGAGATGCGGCGTACTCAACGGTACAGGGATGCTCTGAGAGGCTCTGGGAAGTTTCCTATGCGAGAGTCTTGTATTCGTGGGATTGCACGGCGTATCGTCGCCATTTGCGCGCTCCCGCACCGTGCGCAGTCCATTGCACACCGCACTGGAGGGGTGGTCTTGTGCGCTCACTGTCCGGCTCGTCACGCAGGTTCCGTGTCATCTTCTTCGCCTTCTGCATCCCTGGCGCCTGCCTGTGGGGGGCTGCCGCCGCTAATGTCGTGTGGCCGCAGATGATGGGCGGCCCGGCCGACCGGCTCACCACCGGCGGCGCGCAGGTGTGCACCGTCGTGAGCATCCTGCTGCTGGCATTGCGCCAGAAGCGCGATGCGGAGAAGGCGCTGCTGCTGCGGACTATCGCGCGCATCAGCCGGCCTCGTGCCGAGGCGCAGACCCGTCCGCTGCGCCGTATTCCCTAGGCGGATTGAGCTCGCGGCGCACCGCCTCTATCACGCGTTCCTGGTCCTCGGGGGGGACCTCGCGGCGGATGGCCGCCATCATGTCGGGGGGGACCTCCTGCTCAGGCGCAGGCTCGGACAGGCTGACGCCGAGGACATCCTCCAGGGCGCCGATAGAGCTCTTCGGATAGCTCCTGTTGTGCTCCCAGTTGTCGATGGTTTTCTGTGATTTGCGGACGCGTGTGCCTAGTTCTGCCTGTGTCATCAGCAGGCGTTCACGTGCACGCTTGATCTTCAGGCCGATCGGCGGCGGGATGGCTGCCATGCCTACATCGTCTACGAAAGAACACGAAAGTCAAGTCGCAGTTTTAGCGGCGTGACCAGTTAACTTACGTGCAACTTCGTCAAAGTTCGTAGTACTGCTTGCGCTGGTACTTAGCTTTCGTTAAGTTACGTTGCATGGCACGCAGCAGAGTAACCAACGGCCGGGCGATCCTCGCCAAGCGCGAGCAGCTGGGCATCCCCCAGAAGGTGCTTGCGGAGCGCCTCGGGATCTCGGCCTCTTACCTGTCCCGCATTGAAACCGGCACCGAGAATCCAGGGCTGACCAGCGTCGTCGTTCGCAAACTCGCCACGGAGCTAGGCGTTTCCCTCGACGACATCACCGTGCCTGTACCCGCAGAGGCCATGTCATGACCGCCGCGAAGCCGGACACGCGGCTCCTCACCATCCCCGAAACCGCCGGGCGGCTCGCCTGCTCACGCGCCCACGTCTACCGCCTCATCGCAGACGGCAGCCTCGGCCACCCCGCAGACATCGCCCGGCCCGGCGCGCGCAGGGCCAAAACCCGCGTCCGCGAGGACGAGCTGGCCCGGTACATCGACGGGCGGACGCGGCTCGTCCCCGCGTAAAACACTGCGGCCCCCGCCTGGTACGCGAGGGCCGCACCCGGCGGGAGACCCTCACGCCGGTCACAACGAGATTACAGCAGGAGACCCGAATGCAACTGCACAACGGCACCCAGATCAGCGACGACGAGCTCGCCGTCCACATGAACCCCGGCAACGAGGACCCGTTCGGCATCATCCACCTCGGCCCGAACGCCGACCTGAACCTCGAATCTGACGAGGACTGCGACCGGCTCATCCGCGCCGCCGCCCGCGTCAAGGCTATGCGCGCCCGGATCGGCACCCCGCACGGCTACGAGCCCGGCGCCGGGCCGTGGGGCACCCACTGCGCCGTCTGCGGCCTCCTCGGCAACAGCCACCCCGAGCCGGACGCCACGGCCATCGTCGCCGGTGCCATCGCGAACGGGACGCCGGTCATCGCCGAGGACGACCCGTTCGGCCCGGAGGCGTACAAGGCCCACCGGCCCGGCTGCGCGTGCCCGGACTGCGCGGCGTCGCGCGAGGACCACCCGAAGCCGGCACTCGAGCGCACCGGCGCCGGAGTGCCCCTTGCCCGCTGCGGACGGCACATGGCCATGGACGCTGACGGCCGGTGCGACCACTGCGACGTGGTCGCCGCTGAACTCACCCCGGCGAGCACCCCGTGAACGGCGACTGGCTCGCCCTGGCCGCCATCGCCGCCCCGGTCATCGTGCACCTGGCGGACAGGCACTACGCCGACCGGGCAGCCGCGCGCAAGGCGAAGGCAGCAGCAGCGAAGGAGGGGTCGTGAGCAAGGGGCCGCTCAACTACACCACCACGATCGACGCGACCAAGTCCGCATCGGAGTGCATCGCCCGGCTCGCCGCGCACGGGGCCGCCGCCATCGGCATCACGTACGCGGACAGGAAGCCGACCGGCCTGACGTTCCGCATCGAGACCGTGCACGGCGAGCGCCAGTTCTCGCTGCCGGTCAACGTCAGCGGCACGTTCAAGGCGCTCGACAAGGCCAGGCGCGCCGGGAACATCCCGCCCCGGTACGCCGACCGCGACCAGGCCGAGCGCGTCGCCTGGCGCGTGCTCAAGGACTGGCTTGAGGCGCAGCTGGCGCTCATTGAGGCAGGCGTGGCGGATATGGCCGAGGTCATGCTGCCGTACCTCCACGTCGCGCCCGGCCTCACTCTCTACCAGGCGTTCGTCAAGGACGAACGGCTCGCACTGACAGCAGGAGGCGTGCAGTCATGACCACCGCCACCGCCATCGCCCTGACCGCCTTCATCCTCGCCGCCGCCGGCCTGATCATCTGGGGCACGCACACGCGCATGCCGCGCCTGCGCACCCGCGGCCGCCATCACGCCGACTCGCTCGGCCTCGTCTTCGACCCCGCCGCCGGACGGCTGCGGCACGCCGAGACCGGGCCGCTGCGGATCGCCCCGGACTACGGGACCGCCCCGCCCTGGAACAGCCCGCGCGGCGAGCACCCGTACCCCCAGCGTCCCGCCCCTGCCGCTCCGGGGGCGGGACCCCGCACCACCTCTGGTCCCGGAGGTCCGGTTACAGCACCGGCTGGAAGCAGGCGGCCGAACGGACAGCAACCCGCCAGGGGCACCCGCGTCGTCACCCGCGCCGGCCCCCGCAGCCCCGTCTTCGTCGCCGGAGGCGCGGCGCAGGTGCCGATGCGGCCGGAGCCCGCGCCCGAGCCGAGCGGCAGCACCGCGACCCTCGCCAGGCTCACCGAAACCGGGGAGATACGGCTGCGCGGCGAGCAGTACCGCAAGGGCATGCGCGCACGCGAGGCCGCCCACCGGCTGGACATGCGCCGCGAGGGACTGCGGGCCATCGCGGGCGGGAGCGGGCAGTGAGCGCCAGCAACTGGGCCAAGTGCCCGCGCTGCCAGAAGGCCCTGGACGGAATCGTGCAGGCACTCGCGCAGCGCCTCACCGACGCCTACGGCAAAGTCCCCGTCGCCGAGTACACCGAACTCCAGAACAAGCTCGCGGAGGCCGCCGTGCACGCCAAGCGCGGCCACGCGACCTTCCGCGAGGACTACGAGATCTACGGCGCGGAGTCCGGCACTGTCACCGTCAGCTACGGCGGCTCGTGCGCGGAATGCGGCCTGAATCTTAGCTTCACCGAGTCGAAGCCGATCCCCGGCCTTGACGACACCAGCGGGGGCGGGCAGTGAGCGCCGCCGACGAGGCCCGCGAGGAACTTGAGGCCACTATCTGGCGCGTCCTCGGCTTCTACACGAAGATCCCCCGCGTCCATCACGTGCAGGAGATCCTGGCCGCCGCCGAGAGGTACAGGCACGCGGCGGCCGGGACCGAGGAAGTCGCGGCGAGGACGAGGCCCGTGCACCTGCGCCGCGTGTCCGGCGGGATCGCGTGCGGTTCCCCGTGCAGGATCCAGCAGCCCGCAGCGAGTTCCGATCCTTCCGTCGTCACGTGCCGGAAATGCCGCACCATGGCGGCGTACGGCTCGGCCGTGCTCAGTCACGAGCTGGCCGCGTCATGACCGCGCTGACCCCCGGCGCGGGCGTCATCGCCGCCCTCGCCGCGCTCGGCCTCATCTGGCTCGGCGTGCTCACCGTCAGGGGCATCCGCAAGACCCTGGCCCGGCCCCGCGACCTCATCTCCGTCTGCGGCTGGTGCTGGCACGACAACCCGGACGCCGGGTGCACCTGCACCGAAGAGTGCCCGTGGCCGGGATGCCCCGGCGGCCACACGACGTCGTGGGATGCCGAGTCCTGGCGGGAACTGGACCGGCTGCTCGGCAAGGAAGAAGGGTCAGCGTGAGCTACGACCGCTGCGGGCGCGACTGCCCCGACGGCGAGTGCTACTGCGCCGAGCCGTCATACGGAGATCCCGCGTACACCGGCATCTGCCCCGGGTGCGGCGGCTACGAAGAGTGCTACTGCGGGGAGGACTGATGAGCCGCAGCGACGACGACATCGCCATGGGCGCCGGCGAGCACGAGGAGCTGTTCCCGGTCTACGGGTGCGAGAGCTGCACCTGCTGCACCGCGGAGGACTGCGTGCCCTCCGAGTGCGGCGAGGACGACTACGGGCGCTTCCACTGCCCCTGCTGGGCGGAGTGACCATGAGCCGCCTCATCATCACCGAGCCGGGGATCTACGGCGGCATGGACGAGGACTGGTACCACTCCGACCCCATCTCCCGGACTCTCCCCGGCGCCGAGGGCGGCAGCCTGTCCGTCTCCGGCGCGAAGCTGCTGCTCCCGCCCGGCTGCCCCGCCAGGTACGAATGGAACCGCAGGAGCGGCGGCAAGTCCACCAAGGCGATGGACAAGGGCACCCGCGCCCACGCGCTCACCCTCGGCAAGGGCGCCGAGCACCTCGCGCTGCTCGACTACCCGAACTACCGGACCGACAGCGCGCAGGCAGCGAAGAAAGCGGCGATCGCCGCCGGGAAGATCCCGACCCTGCCGCACGAGCTGGCCGAGGCGCAGGCCATCGCCGACGCCGTGCACGCCGACGAGCTGGCGGGCGGCCTGTTCGCCGAAGGGGAGGCCGAGCAGTCCCTGTTCTGGC